CAATCAAATCAAATGTTGAACCAGCAAATCCCCTAACAGACGAATATGCCCCAGCAAAATTTGCAGTATATTGAATACCGCCCACACCAGGGTCAACATTACCAAATGGTAATCGTGCTTGATTATACAGGGTTCCTATTACATCCGGAATCTGGCTATTGGCTACGTTTAATAAGTTATATGTAGCCGCACCAGAAACACCAACTGAACTGATAGTGGATCCGCCATTTGTGATACCCGAAGGGACTGTTCCGATTAAAAATTCACCTTGCACGATTGAGTTGGGTATACTGGCAAGTATAGGAGCAACATGACTGGCAACAACAGCGTTTGCACTAGTATTGAAATTTATAGTGGCCCATTGTTGAATGGCGCCTTTGGGATTTAGCCGATAAGTTTGAATTTCTTGCATCAAAGCAGCGTTTGGTGCTATGCCAAGGCCTTGTAATAAAACTGCGGCTGCATTTAATTGTAGTGCTGAGGACACTGATTATCCTCCTAAAGGTCCGCCAACTAGAACTGTTGGTATCCCAGGACCCGCTACCCAATGACCGCACATGGTCAAACTGCCCAATGCCCCTGCCAATGCAACTGGTCGGCCTTCTACCAATACTGTGGCGCTGCCTTCCACAATAAGAGAAGCAGCACAAGTGGGGTTGTACCCGGGTGCAGATGGATTATAGGGATTACCATGCACACTGGTATCTGTACCCACTGTAGCAACAGGAAGTCCGCCAGCCAACACAGTTTTTGCCGCAGGTGCTACCACCATACCAATGGGGGTGGGTGCATTGGTGCCGCTGACACCTCCAACTCCGTCTAATATGGTTGTTACAACTGCTATCGGGCTTGGCATTAGGTTATGATTCCTTTTCCTGCTGGTTGGATGCCTGTAGTGGTACGAATATAGTGATTTTCTATATCTTTGATTACAGGACCATGCATAATAATATGTATGTTTTTTAACTCTACATTATTATTTATATCCGCAGAAATTAGGCTTTGCATCAAGCCCAAGCCTTGTTGGCTAGGAATGACCGTACAGGGACGATTGATAGTATATCCGTCGAGATCCACTGATACAATTTTTGCTACAATTTCGTCGCCATTAGAGATTTTGAAACATACGATGTCACCTGCATCGTAGCCTTTTTGAATTAACATGTTTTAACCTTTGAGTTGTTGAAAGAATTCTTCAGACTGTTTACGCAATCCGTTGAATCCGCCTTCGACCAATAATTTTCCGTCTTGGTAAATTTGAGGTACTGTGCGGTGACCTTCTGCTAAGATAAAGTCGCGTGCATCAGTATTCTCGTCTATTTTGATTTCTTGAAATTCAATGTCTTTGCTGGTCAGCAGGTTTTTGGCCTGCACACAAAAGGCACAATTGTTTTTACTATAAACTGTGATCATTTGTTGTTTGATTATGCTTGTGATGAATGTACGTTAAGTTGGATACCGGTTTCTTCTAAGTAACGTGTAAAAAAATCTTTCCATTCAGGAGCCACTGTGTTTATGGCATCTCCGGCAGTATCACTCCAATGTATTACACCTTTGTCAGTGGCAATCATGTGTCCAGCTGCAAGCTGTTCTGCTTCAACAGCATCTTGCTTTTTTCTAGCATCAGCATAGGCGGCTTGTTGTTCGGCAGGTAGTGTTTGTACCCATTCTTCAATGGTTATCACTGATTTACCTTCTGGTGCAGTATAATTTAATGTATGAACTAGCATGTTGATGCTCCTTTAATATATTGTATTTATTATTTTATTTCAGTTTCAATAATATCAAACTCAATTCCTGTTTCTGCCAGGTATCGATTCCAGTAATCCTTCCAAATTGGATCAAAAGGCTTGCCTTTGCGTGCAGTTTCTTCGTCGCGCCATACATAAACAGGCTGACTAGTGGGATCATTGGGATCAACTGAACTAAAATCACGTATCATGTCGCCCGAATCAATAGATGCTTGTCTATAATCTTCTTGACGTTGTTTAGCTGCCCGAAACTCTGCTTGCTCGTCTGCGGAAAGAGTCGATACCCAATCTTCAAATCGAATAAACTTTTGCCCCTCGGGCACAGAATAGTTGAATCGGTGCGCAACTGCCATGTTACAAACTGAATCCTTTGAATGTGTTGTTGTCTACGTCTTGCTTGGTGCCGCCAATCACATAAGTGGTAATTTCTGTTTCTTGTGGTGCAACTTGAACTTCTGCACCAGCAATCCACTTGGCCGTCCAGGGCAAGGGGTTGGATCCAGGCTTGATGCCACAATCTAGACCTACTGCAGTCATGCGCTTGCAGGCCAGCCAATCCACATACTGTGCTAACAGTTGTTCGTTAAGACCAATCATTGATCCGTCCTTGAACAAGTATTTGGCCCAGTTCTTTTCTTGCTCAGCGGCAGCCAAGAACATGCGAGTACATTCGTCACGAGTTTCTGCTTTGATTGTGACGTAGTCGGGATCATCTTGTGGCAACAATTTTAGTAAAGTCTGTGTACTGCCCAAGTGCACGTTTTCATCACGTGCAATCAATTTGATGATCTTGGCATTGCCTTCCATCTTTTTGAGTTCAGCAAAGGCCCAACTACAAGCAAAGCTGACATAGAAACGTATGCCTTCTAGTGCGTTAACACTATTCAAACACAACCACAGTTTCTTTTTAAGTTCGTATGGATCTACTACAATGGTTTGGCCATTGACTGAGTGGGTACCATAGCCCAACACGCGATACCAACCTGATGCTTCGATCAATGAGTCATAGTACTTGCTGATGTCCGTGGCACAGGCCACAATCTCATCCAAGTCCATGAGTTCATCAAACACTTCACTGGGATTGGCATACACATTACGAATAATGTGTGTGTAACTACGACTGTGAATGGTTTCGTTAAATGCCCAGGTCTCAATCCAAGTTTCCAATTCAGGAATAGTGGCCAAGGGCAAGAATGCCAAGTTGGGACTACGACCTTGAACTGAATCTAATAGTATCTGTCTTTTTAAATTTGATGTAAAGATATGTTTTTCATAATCGCTAAGATCTTTGAAGTCCTTGGCATCATGTACTACATCTACTTCCTCAGGTCTCCAAAAGAAGCCCAACTGCTTGTCTGTTAACTTGTCAAACTGTCTATACTTCAACACATCATATCTCTGAACTGCTGGAGTTCCGTTGGTGTCCAAAAACGCCAAGCTCTTGGTATGATCTGTTTTCTTAATATTAAATACACTCATTTATAATTCCTTAGATTACGCAACTATCACAATCTTCTTGATCCACTGCTTCGTCGATTTGCAGGGGATTTTGAGCATTGAGTTTGTCAACATCAATCTCGCCTTGACCATCATTGGTATTGAAGTAATACAACTGCTTGGCACCATACTTGTAACACAACAACAGGTGTTGTAGCATCTCGCTCATGGGAATCTTTTCATCTTCGTAAAAACGTGGATTGTAAGAAGTGTTGGTACTGATACCTTGATCAATGTACTTTTGTAACACCGAACAGATCTTCAAATAGCCTTCTGGCGATCGCTGATCCCATAACAGTTCGTACTTGTTCTTGAGTTTGCGGAACTCAGGAACCACCTGTTTCAATACACCGTGCTTGCTTTGCTTGATACTGACATAACTACGTGGAGGTTCAATTCCATTGGTAGCATTACTTATCTGTGCTGAGGTCTCGGCCGGCATAATTGCCATCAAAGTTGCATTACGAATGCCAGTGTCCAAAATTTGTTCACGCAGAGCACGCCAGGGCATACGTTCTTCGTGAGCAACCAGCTCGTCTACTTCTTTCTTACGTGTGTCAATGGGCAAACGACCATCAGCATACTTGAGATCTTGCCACCGTGTACAAGCACCTTGTTCTCGTGCCAGGTCCGCCGATGCTTTGATCAAGTAATAACTCCAGGCTTCGGCATATTCATCTACTAGGGCCAATGCAGCAGGATCACTGTAGCTGACATCGTTCTTGGCCAGGAAGTAGGCCAAGTTGATAATACCTACTCCCAAGGGACGGAATTCTTTTGTGGCCAATTCGGCAGCCTTGATAGGATAGTTTTGATAACTCAACAATGCATCCAGGCCACGAACTGCCAGTGTGCAGGGCTTTTCAAAGTCTGCAGGCGATTTTACATTGCCCCAATTGATGGCACTCAGGGTACACAAGGCAATACGACCCAGTTCGTCATTAACATCGTTCAATGGAACTGTAGGCAGGTCAATCTCGCCGCACAGGTTGCTCATTTTAACAGGAGCAATGTCTTCTTTGAAAGGACTGTGTGTGTTGGCATGATCTACATTCTGTAAATAGATGCGTCCTGTGTCTTTGCGCTCTTGCATGAAACGTGTAAACAAATCAATGGCTTTGAATGTTTTCTTGCGCAGTTTTGTATTGCGCTCTGCACGCTCGTACAGTTCTTTAAAGCGTTCTTGGTTGTTGAAGAAAGCATCGTACATTTCTGGCACATCGTGGGGGCTAAAACAGGTAATATCGCCACCTGTGATGAGTCTTTCGTACATTAATTTGTTGAATTGGACGCCATAATCCATGTGACGTACTCTGTTATCCTCTGTACCTTTGTTGTTCTTTAAAACCAGGAGATCTTCAATTTCCAAATGCCAGATGGGATAGTAAAGTGTTGCAGCACCATTGCGTACACCGCCTTGACTACATGAACGTGTTGCACTCTGGAACAACTTGTAAAAAGGAACTACGCCCGTATGGTAGGCGTCGCCAGACCTGATAGGTGATCCCAACGCCCGAATTCGTCCTGCACCGATTCCAATGCCGGCTTTCTGTGATACATACTTGACAATGCTGCTAGCAGTAGCGTTAATACTATCGAGGCTGTCGTCAGTCTCAATAAGAACACAACTGCTGAATTGCTTCTGCGGAGTCCTGACACCAGCCATGACCGGAGTTGGTAGGCTAATGTCGCCCATGCTTGTTGCATCATAATAATCCTTTACCCAACGTAGACGTGTTTCTGCGGGATATGTTTGAAATAGTGTTGCGGCAATCAGCATGTAAGCCATTTGCGGAGTTTCAAAGATGTCGCCAGTGACACGATTTTGTACCAAGTACTTGCCGCGCCATTGTTCCATGGCCACATAAGTAAAGTTCTCATCACGCTCGTGTCGAATGTAACTGTCCAGTGTATTCCACTCATCTGCAGTGTAGGCGGCGAGAAGGCCCTTATCGTAAAAACCACTCTCCACATTACGGTTTACTAGTTCTAATAGACTACATGGTGTGTAACTGTTATAAACTTGTTTACGTAAATGATAGTTGATCAGTCTGCCGGCCACATATTGATAATTAGGTGTCTCTTCACTGATAAGATCTGCGGCACTCTTGATCAATGTTTCCTGAATATCAGCAGTTTTGATTCCGTTGTAAAACTGTATGTGGCTTTTTATTTCTACTTCGCTGGCACTAACTCCAGTTATGCCCTGTGTGGCCCAAAATACTACCTTGTGCAATTTCTCTAGATTGAGGTCTTCTTTATGACCTTCTCTTTTTGTGACTTGAATTGTCGTCATTGATACCTCTTTAATATTTTTCTAATTTTAAGTCTGTCGCTGTAAATCGATGTTTTAATGTTAACAATTTATTAAACTGTTCAATATTTACTACCTCGTTATCAATCAAATTAAGTATATATTTCCCTTGATTGAACCAGGATAAATTATACACGTATCTTGTTTCTGGGTCTTCATATACTCTTACTTCTGTGATTAAATTCTTTTTGTGCTCAGTTAATTGCATAGTATACACTATTCCCAGGCATCTTGCAACATCACAGTAATAATTTTCATGTATTAATGCCCATGGATCTGGCCAAACTTCGGGTGTGTCATAGTCTAGATAAAACGGAACGTAAGGCGCACGTGCCCAAAACTCTGCAGTTTGGGCCATGGCCGTTTCTAAAGGTAAAGAATCTAGCTCAGTTCGAAATTCACGCCAGGACTTCAGTCGATCCTCGGCTGTCAGTTGAAACATTGTTTATACGAATTGTGTTATGTTGTATTTGAAAGTTGTGGATTCTGTCACTGTGCAGGTCAAGTTTCCGCTAGCAGTGGCATAAAGATTGGCACCTAGTCCAGTCAATGGTTCAGTCCATTCCTCGTCAAACGATAATGTGGTTCCGTTGTTGTTGTATTTAAGTTCACCCAACCGATAATTGTTTGCACTATCGCTCATTTGATATCTGACGACACCTGCGCCAGTGGCCAGTGTAGTTATGGTGGTTGTACCCGTTGACAAGTTTTGTCGTCTTGTATCAAAGTAGTTTGTTCTTGTAATAACACCAGTGGTAGTAGCAGTATCTTCGTATATAGGTGCTGTAGTACTACCAGTTAGTACTGAATCTTCAATCTTGATGTAGTTGGAAGTCCGTTTGTGATTGTAAATAGCCACATTGTAAGTACCTCCAGAGAATTTGACTTGATCAAAAATTACACCAACTGCACTGTCAATATAGAACAAAACTGCACTACCAGTCAAAGCAAAGGTAAGGCCCTTAAACGACATGGCCTTGGGCAAAGTGGCACCATTATTGCCAAAACCGGCACCAGTTTGAAACAGACTGTCACAGGTTATAAACGCTGGGCCACTGGTATAAGTAGAACTGATCACTGTGTTGTCTCTGCCATCTCCCACAATGGTGATGTTTGGAGGCAACAATATTTGTCCAGTAACCACATATGTGCCAGCCGGGAATCTAATTGTTCGTTGTCTGTTGATATAGCTGGTACCATTTAATCCACTGTAATAAACCTGCTGGATGGCACGATTGATGGCAGCAGTATCATCTGCATTGCCATCGCCTACTGCACCAAAGTCTTTGATGCTGACATCTTCGTCTAACAATTGTTGTAGTGTTCGCACCACTGGACTCAACACATTGGGCCCAGTAACACTGGTGTAACCTGACTGTGTACCTTGGAATGTGTAGCTGATACCCACTTCCAACAGGTTGCTGTATTGTGTCAATATTTCAGTAATGCCCTCGGTGGGTGCACCCTCGGCAGTTGTTCCGTTACCGATATATAATTGACGAGTATCTAGGCTCCAGCCCATTTCACCACTGGCCAGTTGCGGAAGATCCGCATTTAGTCCACGACGAACCTGAATTTGACTAATTTGAACAATTGCCATACGTTAAAATCCTAATATTTTGTATTTATGCTTAGGTATCTGAACTGTTCTTCAGCTTGAATAGCTTTTTTGGCAGGTGTTGTTGTGCAGGCAAGTCAGTGTTGCTATACATAAATCCGCACATGTTACAGGTGTTTTCTGGCAGTTTTTGTTGCAGAAACCATCGGTCTACATCAGATTCGGATGCATTTAGAGCCAATGATTTGTAATCGTTATAGTATTGGCCCCAATCAGAATCTGTGGTCAGTCGATAGGTGTCCAATGTATGATTCAATACTGCACGCGGGGGACACTTCCACAGGCGATTGTCATACAGTTGTACATAATTCTTGATATGACATACTGCATGATTATCATTCAATGCGGTGGTGTTGTTGTAGTCGTGAAACGGTTTGAGCGACGGTCCATAGCCACGATAGTGCGGAACAAAGTGATCTTCATGTTGTTCAGTCATGTTCAGCATGATCATTCTGTGTCCAAGATCATTTTCTAAACAAGTAAATTTTTTATGTTCAGTGTCCCAGGGTGTGTTGGAAACCCACTTCCATTGATAGTTGGGTCTACGCAGTTGATATTCTGCAAGAATTAAATCTTGTAATTGTTTATAGTTGTTTAATACTAGACTAGAATATGGCTCTTCTAGTGTATGATGTGTGACACTGACAAAAGTTTGATTTTCAACAAACAATTCTTCAATATTGTCAAACAGTTTGTCTAGATAATAACCAT